CCGGGGGTTCCATTGTACTCTACATGGGTTTGAGTTGTTTAAGCCATGCGAAGAAGGACCAGTTTTCTAGGCCGCAGTCGGCTTGGCGACCTTCGGGCGCAGCTTCTTCTCCTTGGGGGCCTCCACCGGGGCCGCCTCGCCCTCGGGGGAAGTCTCGGTCTTCTTGGCACGAGGCTTCTTCTCCGGGGCGTTTGGGTCCTTCAGGTAGTGGGGGCCCAGGAACTTCTGGAGGTTCAGGAAGCTCACCTGGGTGCCCTCGGGGACCTTGAGCAGAGCCTTCAGGGGCGCGTCCAGGTTGATGAACTTGCCCTCCTTCAGGCCCTTCTCCGTCACGTACACATTTACGCGCTTGGTCACGTCGGTGCGGCAGATCTTCTCCTCGGCCGCCAGACCCAGGAAGGCCCGAAGCTCGGGGGTGACGTCCAGGGGCTTGTTGAAGCCGTTGCTCTTGGAACGGGCCGCCTGCTTCTCGCCGGTCGGGTCCTCGATGTGGGTGCGGATCTTGCGGACCTCCTTGCGGAGGGCCTTCATCTCCTTCATCAGAGCATCGAGAGTAACGGGAGTGTCCATTGTACTCTACACAGGGCCTCCCTCTTTAACTAGATGAAACACGAGAGAAACAAGACCAAAATGAGAGGTAGAATTGCAATCAGAAGAATTTGCCACGCCTTGTACGACGCGGGCGTGGTTCCCACCTCCACAGCCTTGACAGGGAAGAAAGGCGCCTCTCCTGATGTGGTCGGCGACGGATCTGAAGTCGTCTGAAGGTCAAGACCGTATCCAGGAGGCAAAGACACGCCAGCGGACGGTCGATTCTCGAGACCCATCGGAATTGTATTCAAATTGTCGCAATTGTCAGAACAGCATCCAGTGTCGCACCCGTACAATAGGCCATCCCTCTTGCTGATGTATCCGCAGATTGTAGAATATCTATCAAAGGGGTCCGCAAGACACTGACAATCTTTCAGGATGTATTGGGCTCCGCACGTCTTGGCGGGGGGAGCGGTCGAGGAAGTCTTCGACATCTAAAGTTAAAGAATATTTTTGTATGAGTAGTACAGATGGAGTACGGAAAGCCCCAGAAGTTGCCTGATGGCCGGTACTTTTTGAAGATTAATGGATCTCAGCGTCAGGTGAACGGCCTTGTGCTCCAGGACGACCTATCGACCAAGTCGGTGAATTTCAAGGTTCAGGAGGGTTCCGAGATTTTCTCGGCAATTGATGGAGAGCTCCTGACTCAGGCCAAGGCGTCCAAGGTGGAGTGGTTCGGTAAGGAGCTCAGTGACGAGACGATCCAGACGGCGTTCCAGGAGAGCGTGACGGACGGTGTGATCGGTGCCAGCCTGGCGTCCGTGAAGGGCCAGGTGGTGACTGTCGCATTCGACACCCAGAAGAACTCGGTCGAGCTCCAGGACGTAAAGTCTGGTACGACAGTCGATGCGCTCCTCGAGCTCTCGGGTCTTTGGTTCCTGAAAAAGTCGTTCGGTCCAGTGTGGCGCGTTCTTCAGGTGCGCGTCCGTGGGGCGACCAGGCCGGTCGTCAAGACCGAGTATGCGTTCATGGACGAGCCAGAGGATGAGGAGGATCCGACCGACTATCTGGACTAGACGGGCAGTTGCGTAGCAACTGGTCTCGGCCGTAGGCATCTCGAAACGTCCCAGCCCAAGTCCCCTTCGGGGACTTGCTTCCCTCCCCAGTCCAAGTCCCCGAAGGGGGCTTGTCCTCCCGAAAAAAAAGTAGTGCCTAATTATAAATGAATCGCAAGGGACTCGCCATCGTGGTTCTGGTCATTGTCATTTTGTTTCTCCTGTTTGGCCCCAAGACGAGCCGGTTCGACATGGGTCCCAAGAACGCCGCTCCCCAGGGCTTCAACCTGGGAAATGAGGGTGGTTCTCGCGACGTCGCCCGGACCCTGATGCCCGGACAGGTCCAGGGCGGCATGGGCGACAACATTGGTCAGACCGTCAGCTCGGCCAGCCTCATCCCCCGTGATGTGGTGGCGACCGAGGACTTTGGCCAGTTCAGCCCGGACAAGATCCTGGGCAACCAGAACTACCTCGACCCCCGCAGCCAGATTGGCTACCCCGAGACGCTCGGCGGTGTCCTGCGCAACGCCAACCAGGACTTCCGCTCAGAGCCGCTGAACCCCCGCGACCCGGTCAGCATCTTCAACCTCAGCACGATCCCCCCGGACGTCATGCGCCCCAAGTTCGAGATCGACTACGAGTACCAGTGATTGTATAGAAAATCACGGAAGTTCGATGCGCTCGAACCAACTTAAAAAAAATGGTGCGAAATACCAGTAATGGATTTCAAACATGCTATGACGGAGTGGGTCCACTTGAAGGCCCAGCTCGCTGCAGCACGCAAGGATATTGGCACGTTGAATGCCCGTGAGAAGGAGCTCAAGGGCTTTATTTCGACTCACATGAAACAGAATGAGATTGACACCGTCAAGGTTCAGGACAACGTCAAGGTGAACCTCAAGACGAAGGAGACCAAGGGCACTATCACCAAGGATGTCATCAAGCGGGGTCTTGCCTCCTTCTTCGGTGGAAACGAGGCGCAGATCGAGGGGGCCTGGACTGCCATTCAGGACGCAGCGCCGTCCAAGTCGTCGACCAGCATCAGCGTGACGGGTCTGGCAAACCTTTGAGCGTGGTAAAACGAACCAAGTCGCGTAGCGACTTGTGATGCGCATTTCTCCAGGAGGCTCTTGTATAAAGGCTGCGCTCGCGGTTTTACAAAGTCAAAACCATGGGTATCAACGATGAATACTCCCGGGACGTCTACCAGGGCGACCATTACGTCTATGATTCAGACGACCATGATGACTTTGATCCCGAACTCCACCCAGAAGACTGGCAGGACATGTACTCCCAGGAGCTCCTCGATGGTTGGAATTTCATTTTAGAATTCATTCACGACAACTTCCTACCTCGAAAGCACACCTGTACCTACCCCGAATTTGTGGAGCTCGTGTTGAATCCGACCAAGTTTGGACCCACCATGTACCCGACGCCACTGATGACCGACGTGTGGAAGCGCGTACGACAGGTGGCCATAGTTCGTGAGAGGGTCCAGCCGGAGCAGTTTTTCACGTGGGCCGGGTACTTTGTTTTCTAGATCTAATAGTAAATGATCGACATCACCGGACCAAAGGTCCTCGTGCCGACGTGCCTTTTTGCTCTCGCAAACCTCTGGTCGAAGCCGACCCCGGGCCTCCTTATCCACGCCCTCATGTTTGCTATCATCTCATGGGCCATCATCAAGTTTGTTTTCAAGTTTACCCTGACCTTTGCGGACTTTGTGGTTCCTCTGGCGCTCTTCATCTTGCTGGCTCCGGGTGTGCTCCTGACCCTTCCCCCGTCGGGTGGACTTGCCGCGACCGGCGTCCACACCATGGTGTTCGCCATCGTGTTCGCTTCCCTGCGCGGACTTTTCCCGCAGTTTTATTAAACCCCCACAATAGATGCGCCACTTGGCCATAGGCCCAGGCGCCATGGGGTTCTTTCTATACCTCGGCGTTCTCGCCAAGTTCAAGAGGGGCGGTCAGCTCGATGACCTCGAGGAAATCTCGGGAGCTTCGGCAGGTGCCCTTCTTGGCTTTCTGTTTTGCGCGACCAAAGGCGACCCAGCCAAAGTGCTGGACTACGCCCTCACTGTGCCCGTCAAACAGCTCATGAAACCCAACATAAAGAGCCTCCTACGAGACTATGGACTTGTGCCTACGGCCAAGGTGCGCAAGATTCTCGCCGAGGCCTGTCTGAAGTTCTGCGGGAAAGATGACGTGTCATTCCGCGAGCTCTATGCGTTGCACCCCGTGAAGTTCCATGCATCTGCGTTCTGCGTCGACCTCATGAAGACGGTCTACTTTTCGGTCGACACGACGCCGACCATGAGCGTTCTGGACGCCGTCTGTGCATCGGTCGCCATACCCTTTATGTTCTCGAGCACCAAGTTGGCGGACGGATGGCACTACATAGACGGTGGGTCTGCCGAATCCATCCCGGGAGGGCCGTTCCTTGGGCGTCCGGACGTACTCTCTCTGAGCATAGCCTGGTGCGCGATTGGGGAAGTCAAGGATATCAAGTCCTACGCCCTCAACATCCTCTATTCTACAATGAAATTGAGGCACGCATACGACTACCCAAACTTCGAGCTCACGATACCGGACGGCGCGGCTTTTGAATTCGGTGCGTCAAATGAGGGTAAGATTCGGCTGTTTATCCAGGGCTACGAGCAAGTCCGCAAGAAATGGCACGGACCCCCAGGACTTTTTCTCAGTCCAGAGTAAATGCACTCACACATCCGCTCGGGATACACCACGCGTCGTACTCGCAAGGTTGTTCGCGTCGGGGCGACCAAAGATCGCGCCTCCTACTCCTATGTCCGCAAGGCGCGTACGAGCCGCGTGTCGGCCGTACCCGCCAAGGACGTCGGCGCCGCCGGCAAGAGCACCAAGGTGATCGGTAGCCTCAAGGGAGGTATGCTGACTCGCTACGGGTATCACCCGGTCGAGGCGAAGACCAACCGCCACAAGGCGCTCAGCAAGGGCATCAGCAAGGGCGAGAAGCCCCTGGCCGTCATGCGCCGCCTGGTCGCCATCAGCACCCTGACCAAGCGGACCCTGCCCCGTGCGTCTCGCATCTACAAGCAGGATGCCACGTGGGTCCGCAGCAAGTACTCCAAGTCGTTCAAGACGATCCAGAAGTAAATCTTGGGGTATGGTAAATGCCGACGCTAGTGAAGCGTTCAAATACAGGAAATGGGTTGAACGTATCCAACGCCAGTCTGAGAAATGCGTTGCGCAATAGAAACGCGTCAGCCCTAGATTCCGTCTCCCCCAGAAC